CTTTTGAGCATTGAGTTGCTCAACTTGCTTTGGATCAAGGTTTCTTTGTAATTTCTGATCATCCTTGTTCTGTCCAGAACTTTCACCAGTGTCTCGTGCTCCTTCCTTTTTTTCTATATTTTTTGTAAATCCGGTGAAAGGAACGAATGGATTAGAAGGTTCTTTTGAGGGAACATATGGTGTTTTACCAAAAGATCCCATAATCATAGGAATCTGTGCATCATCACCATCAAGGAAAAATCCTACTACAACATCTCCTTGAGTGATTTGAGCACTTTGTGCATATTGCCCTCCACCACTCCCAGCAGTTGTGGGCATTAAAACTCCTGCCCATGGTAAATCATCATCAGAAAGTTCTGATGTATTATAGGGATGATATCCAAGTATTCTTACCTTATACCTATTTCCCCATCCTTTTCCATCTGCCTGTGCCTGCCACGCAGAAGTTGGGGCAATCTGTCCTATCCACCAACGGAATCCATCTCTACCAATAAAATTACTTTTAAGTAATGATTCTTCTATCATCTTTAGTTCTGTTCTTTACGGATGCCAAAATTATCTCTTACCAATTTCAAAGATGTGTATGAACTATTAGGTTCAAAATGATGACACAATTCCTTTATCATATATAGACCGCTTGTTTCGGTATCATATTCATTAGGGTCTTGTGATGATATCTTTGGGAATTTGCACTCAATAACATCTCCAGCACTTAAATCCGTATTACAGGGAATCATCATACTTATGGATTGTGTGAGAAGAAGATTGTATCTCATAATAGATTGTGCCTGATACTTCTCTGGATCGGCATTAGTTTCTGTGGATATATCCTTATCGAGTGTTCCAACATCTACGACTCCGCATAAAATTCTAGAAGGAACATCTCCCAAAGAAACATTAGATCCTTCTCCCATTGTTGGTAAAGAAATCTTTCCTCTACCACCAAGATTCTCTAACCTATCTTTATACTTTGCAAACTGGAATTTACCATCCTCCCAAGGAGTAAAGTTAAAATCTAATGGATTAAAAAACATTCTTTGACTAGCATATGCTCCAAGTCTCAGTTTTTCAATTAGGTTTTGATTTTTATCAGTAATGTAATTTAAAATTTTAAAATCATTATTTTGTTCGGAGGAATTAACATTAACCTCACTATAATAGTAAGTTGCCTTTGCCTTTTGTTTGATTAGTTCGTCAATGGACTTAAAATGAAATCCATCTCTAGTTTGATAGAATACAAATCCAGCAGTAGCATCACCAGAAGAAGTTGGAACTGCCTTTGATGCCAACCAAACCAAAGTTGTGAAAGGTTTTTTAAGATTTCCAATAAAAGAATATTTGTTTTGAGATTTTTCTATGTTACTATCTTTAAACTTTGTTGTTGATAGTACATCTTTAAGAATCTTTTTTACAGATTCATCTATTGTTCCAGTATATTTTCTCACAACTCTAGTAGTTTCATTTGAAATTGCCTCACGAGAAACTAAATTCAGCAAAAAACTTTCCGTTTGAGATTCTGAAATAACATCAGTAATACTGGAAACATAAAGATACTTATCTGGTTTTGAGGAAAAATCCAATCCTTTCTTATTTTCTCCATCATCCAATACTTTCATACGAAGTCTTTCTCCACCTCTTAGTGGAAGACCATTGTAAATTGATTGTAGTTTATCATTTTTACCTGCAATAGAATCACCATTGTTAACTACTCTTACCTTAGCAGTAATAGTTGGTGAAAATATATCCTCATAGTAATCAATGGAAATAGCACCTAATTTTAGATCAACAGTTCTCTGCTGATCATTAGATTCTAATATCAAAGTTTCGTAGAGAGAAGAACCAGATGCTGACATTTAAGTATATGCTAATGATGTTAGAATTTGTTTTTTTATAATACTATTTAACGATTGTCCCACAACGACTACACCACCAGATTCTCCAGATTGACTCATCATCATAGGTGGTGCCTCCTCCTCAAGAACTATAATTATGTTTTGTGGTTGTCCTACACTAAAACCCATATCCATACCTGCTATTGGCATTCTATCTACACTTCCACCACCTTTAAATGAAACATGGAGGTGATCATAGTGTCCACTAGTTCTCCATAAAATTTCGGCAATTCCAAGTGCTCCTTTGTTTTGCCTGAAATAAGAAGCAAGTTTATCAAGTTGTGCCTCACTATTATGAGACAGTGGATAATCAAGTGCCTCTCCATAATTGTGATAAGAGTTATAACTTCTTCTCATCACACGCTCTCTTCCAGATCCAGTATATCCAGAATGGACATTAAAGTCTGGGTGTTGCCATGCTCTATATCCCTGTCCTTCTAATGCACGACCAACATTAACTGCTCTTTGATATGCTGGTGTTTGATTTGCCCCTCTTGCTTGCCTTCCATCACCAGCACCAGGAAGATTTGCCTTTTTCAACCACTGCCTTTGATTTATCTCCCTAGTATCTCTCAGAGCTTCACTAGGTCTTTCATAATTTCTCATAAACCAATTTGCGGCATCACCACCAGATGCAAAATTCATTCTCATATATTCTGGTCCTCTGTCTGTTGATAGAGCATGGTCTATTTGACCTTTCCAGTTAGTTCTCCAGTTTGGAACTGCTGCTTCCATTGCAGCATATCTTCCTTTATGCATTTGAAATAGACCACCAGATGTACCATAATCTCCCATTACATCAGGTCTAAAACCTGATTCCATCTTAATGTTTGCGACAATACCTTCAGCCTTATTTTCCGTCATTCCTGGTTTTGCCATTAAATAGTCATACATTTCCTTTGCTACAGCAGATTCACTTCCAGACAATTCTCCACTTTCTGATGTAATGTCAGCACCATAATCTCCGGCAACAGCAAGTTTGGCATTATCAATATCACTCTGCATTCCTTTAAATGCATTTTCCATACCTTCCATCGCTTTTTTGATTTTGCCAGATTGGTCGGTAAAATCAAAGTTTCTCAAGTTATCAAGGGTGCCTGTTATCAAACTTCCAAGTGATCCAAACCATCCAGTAAGATTACTAATAAAACTCTTTAAACTTTGAACAAGAAGTTTAATTCTTCTTATTAAATCCTTCACCATTTCTATAATTTTTGGCAGGTTATTTACCAACCATCCGACAAACAAAATGCCAACAAATTCTAATATTCTTTGAAGAAACCCTTTTGCTGGAGAAGTTACTGCACTTATTCCAGATTTTCCTTTCGTACTTAATGATTCTAATAAAGATTCTTTTTCTCTTCTTTTTCTTTTCTCTACTATTTTTTTATTAAGAATATTGCTTCTAGAAATGTTCTCTCTCTTGACCTTTGTTTTTTTGAGAGCAGCTTTTTTTAGTAATCCGCCGCCTCGGCCGATCATTGAACCTATTCTTAGTGCTCCTGCTGCGATTGCTGGTAATGGCATTTTAGATCACCACATTATAGATCATTTGAGAATACATCGTATAGAAGTTATCTGGATTTGCTGAGGCAATTAATGGAACATTTGTGGAAGATTTTGATGGTTTTGGTGAAGTTGTTTGCCCAGAAGAAGAACTTCCAATTTTCTTATAAATTATGGTTGTGTTGCCAACATTAGACACTGGTCCAGGCACCTGCATTTGTGATGAAGAAGGAGAATCAATAGAAGGTACTGTTGATCCAGATGAAGAAGACCCTGAAGATTCTTCTACAGATGGTGTGGGAGATTGTTGTGCACTGCCATATTTTTTATCTGATCCTTCATAAGGGAAAATTTTAGATACTAAACCAGTAGGATCTGCTTTACCGATTCCCATTACAGCATTATTAAATCCTTTAAATAAATTTTCATCCCAAGATTTGTCCCAAATACTATCAATTCCTCCCATGAGTTGATCACCCAACCATGCACCAGCAAATGAACCTGCAATAGAAGTTAAAATATTTACTCCAGGAATGGGAACCATTCCACCAAGAACTGCAGCACCACTGGTCAATAGTGCTTTAAAAACGGCAGGAATAATTGCCTGTGCCGGAGACATTCCTTGGTTTGCCCTACCAGTTATATCAATAAGAGCAAATAAAGGTCCAAGAAGTCTTCCTAATATTCTGGTTTTTCCAAGACCATCTCCAGCCTTTTTTAAATTCTGAGGTTTAAGAATATTTTTCCCCCATTCAAATGCTTTGATAAATGGCTTGAAAAAGAATCCAGCAACTTTTCCAAACCAACTACCTTTAATAGCATTAATAGCTTGTGTGATTCCTCTGCCACCTTTCGTATTCCTAAATTGTTCTAATTTTCCTCTAAAAAATCTTTTAACTCTATCAAGAGGACCTTTTGTTTGTCCTGATTCTAATCTTGGAACATTGCCAAAAACATCTCCAGTTTCTCCTGCGCCAGCCTTTGCCCATCCACCTAAACCTCTAGGTCCACTGTCTAATGGTTGGGGTCCAATAGGAGAAGTATATGCATTTGCACCAATACCTAATCGTCTTCCAAATTGTCTAATTGCTCCAGAAAGTCCTCCACCTGAATTTGGTTTTGGTTGATTTGGTTTTGGTTGATTTGGTTTTTCTCCTCCTCTAAATGCATCGATTAATGCTCTAAATGGTTTGGTGAGAATTCTGGCAGTAATACCGCCAATAATTCCCA